AAATGAAGAAATTTCAACAAGGAGATGTTCTTTTTAAGGAAATAGATAAAAAAGAATTTCTAGAATTAAAAGCACAAGAAGAGAAAAAGCATTATAGTAATTTTAAAATTACATCTGGTTTAAACTCTATGGAAGTTGTTGATAAAAATATTGAAATAAAGAATAAAAGATCAGATGGTGAAACAATTGATCATTCATTAAGCAATAACAAATGTACAGTAGCTTTAGGAGAGGCTACAGGACATCATCATCGTTTTGAAACAGCTACAGAAGGAGCGACAATCACAGCTTATTCAAACTTTGGCTGGAGACCAAGTGATGACCCAGCTCAATGCAATTTTGTAGTAATAGAAGGAAAAGATGCGGTAGGCACTTTAACACATGAAGAGCATAATCCAATTCAAGTTCCATCTGGATATTATAAAATAGACATTGTAAAAGAGTTTGATCACTTTTCACAACTAACAAGGAGCGTAATAGACTAATGGCATTTGCAAATTATAATCCAAACACCTACAGAGTAGGAAGAAGTGGCAATGTAAAAATAAAAACGATTATGGATGAATTTAGACACTTAGCATCAAATACAATACATTTATGTAAAAAGTGGATAAATGGTTCACGATATATATTATTTTATGGAAATAATAAAATAATAAATGCTGTACAAGACTGGTATATAGGGACTAAAGCACAAGTGCCAAAAGGGGCAGTAATAGATCTTCAGAAAAATATAATGACTGTATATGATCCAGAGCTATTACAAAGAGGAGCACAAGCGTTTGGAGATGAGTTTCATGATAATATAAACATAAAATATCATTGGGGAACAAGGCCAATGTATGAAGGAACAAAACATGAAATAAAATCTACAAAATCTTGTAATGAACTTGTTAATAAACAAAATCCAGAAGATAAATATGTTTTCGCTGGTATGAAAATTGACTTAAATACTTATAAAGTACTTAATAAACCACCTAAGGAGATAAAGAATAATGTAGACAACTGGATAAATGCTTATAAACTACAAAGAAACGCAAGAGCTAGAGCTCGCACACAAAATAATAATGCATTAATTAGATTAAATACGTTTAGGAATACTGGATCTATAAACGATTTAGACATGAAAGACGCATTTAGATTATTTAATGTATCAGAAAGAAGAGAAGTCATAGCTGCTTTTGGTATGGATACAATTCTAGCCAATTGTGAAAGCAGAGTACTTGATAAACATTCTGTAGATAATAGACCCTATGAAGTAGTTGAAGTTAAAGTAGAAGATGCTACATTTCCAGATAGATATAGATGGTGTAATTATTTAAGAATGGTAAATCCAAGTACATCAGAAATACATTTTGAAGGTATACCTAATACAGAAAATACTGTAATAGATGCCTTAAAATGGAGAGACGGTGAAAAGGATTATGTAAAGCCAATTGTCTTAACTTAAAAAATAAGGGAGCAGTACTAATTAACACACATGCCATATTCCTTTTTGGTATAAGCTGGGCTCCGCATCCTAGCACACAATGTACTGCTTCCTTTATTTATAGTATAATATTATTAATAATAAATAGGAGAATATATGAGTCAATTTTATAATACGTTGAGAAATAAAGACTATAAGCCATTTGTAGAAACAAAAGGCGGTGGAAAATTCTCAGCTGATTATGTATCTTGGGCAGTTATGCACGATACAATTAAAAAATCATTTCAATATGTAGAATACAAAGTACATGAATATACAATAACAAAAGAAGGCACATATTTTACAGTGCCTTATATGTATATGCCTGATGGATCTGCAATGGTTAAAGTAACACTTACTGTTACTGATAACGATGGAGATTCTCACTCCCATGAAGAATGTTTAGCTGTGCGTGATTTTAAAATGAACGCAGCAAACAAACCAGATTCAGCACAAATAGAAAATACGATTAGACGCTGTATAGCAAAAGCTGGTAGTATGCTAACAGGATTTGGAGTGGAACTTTGGTTCGGTGAAGATATTAAAGATTTAGATTATAGACCAGAAACATTAATAAATGGTAAAAGACCAACTAACGGGCACATTACAGTAGATCAAAATGTAAAACTAGATAGACTAAGTAGAGACCCTGTATTTAATGGTACTGAAACACAGAAAAAAATCAAAGATCTAATTAATAAAAATCCAACTGAAAAAGCAGCACAAGATGCTATTGATAAGTTGGAAATTAAAGTTAAAGAACTCAGAACTAAAGCAAAGGAGAATAAATAATGGCTGGAGGTTATGAAACAATAGCAACTGTAAAATCTGTCAAAGTAGAATACGATGTTACAAAACAATGGGGATCTTGGAACCCAACATTTGATATATTTATGACAGTTACTTACAATGATGGTCAGGATTGGGATAAAGAACTTGAAATAAAAGGAAATCTTAAACGAGAATTAGGAGCAGACGATCCAAAATCTTGGGGATCAGCTTTTAAGGTAAAGAATTTCTTTCAAGTATTATTCAATGAAAAAGAGCTATTTATGAATGATGATTGGTCAATACCAGAAAAATGGTTAGATGTATCAGTTGGAAGACAATTTAAAGTATGTAGTTATAAAACAACAAAACTAAAGAAAAGCGGAAAGCATTTCTGGGATACTTTTGATATTGTAGCATCTGCAAATGCTCCAGAAGGAACACTTAAGAAGAAAGTTCTTCAACAAGTAAAAGACGGATGGATTAAAAACTACTTTACTGATGATATGTCCAGTGATTTAGATGTAAGCAACAAACCAACAGAAAGCAAAAAAGAAAATGCTGATGTTGATTTTAGCTTGGACATTTAAAAATGAAAGTACCAACTATAAAATTCATAATAAAAGCATGGTTAAGAAGAAGATTGGACAATAATATAGATACAGTAGCATCCCATGAAATTGAAACGAAGTTGGTTGAGTATGGTAAAGAGTACTGGGGGAAATTACATACCCCCAGTACATACTCACGAGCTTGGAGAGACCTCAAGAGTGGACAGGAGCTAGACGATATTGATGTTTCTAAGGTAGAAGAAGTTAAAAATAAAAGTGCGGAGACAACATGGCTGCTAGTGACTGGTGGTTAGAATACGCTGTAAGAAGTATAAGCAATAGAAACAATCTATGCAAATTAGAGGACTTTCCTAAAATAGCATCTAAAAATCAAAATGCTGAAATATATAGAAGTATGTTTTTATATCATTCTGATATAGTTGATTTTGTAGCAGAAAATAATACAGTTACTGGATTTAATGGAATCCAGAGCGTTGATAAACTTGTTATAGATATTGACTATATTAAAAATGATAATAATGAAGGCAATCAAACAAAAGCAAAAGTTATAGATGTTATAAATAAAATGTCACAGCTATCAATTAAACCAGAGCATTATAATATTTGGTTTTCTGGAAAAGGATTCCATATACATGTTGGAAATGTATACGGATTTAAAGACTCTAATCAGATAGCCAAACAAGTAAGAGCAACAATGCAACGTGATTTTGGAGACTTAATAGACATTATCTATGACAGTCGAAGATTAATACGAGCTGGTTTCTCTTACCATAAAGGCTCTGGATTATTTAAAATACCAATTAGTTATGATGAACTTGAAAATCTAGAATATTACGATATTTTAGATATGGCTAAAGAAATAAGATCAGATTATAAACCAAGCCATATAATAAAAGAAGTAGTTGAAGGACTAGAGCCTATGGATATGAGCAGAAAAAACATAGCCGAGGTTCGTAAAGTATTTGATAATGCTGGTGGGTTAAGCACTAGATACATTACATGCGTTCAACATATTTATAATGCTGGATATGTTCCTAATAATAGACATAAACATCTATTAGCACTTGTTAGTATATGGCGTAAAAAATATGCTTTTGATAAAATAGCATGTGACCATTTAGCAAGAGCATATATGGAAAAAATGGATAATCCATTACCAGCTGTTGAAACAAGTAAGATTGTTAGTGATGCTTTTAAAAATGACTATAACTATGGTTGCAATCATCCTGTATTACAGCCTTATTGCGATACTAAATGCATGTTATATAAATGGAAAAATCTAGATGAAGAATCTGAAATGTTAAATGCTGAAGACATGACATCTCGTCTTGTTGATTATTTAACTACTGATTTTACAGATAAGTCTTTTGACTTAAAGGATATATTTCCATTTATATCAAAACCTCACCTGTTTACCACAGGACAATTAATTACCTTAATAGGTGATACTGGACTTGGGAAAACAGCTTTCTATCAATATATAATCACAAAACTAAGGAATATTAATACTTTATTCTTATCTTTAGAGGTAGATGATATAACAATGATAAGAAGATTTCTTCAAGCTACATTGCTAATGAAGAAACATGAGGTTTTAAGTGCGTTTGCAAATAAGAAC